CCTTCCAAGCCTCCCAATGCTCCCTCCTGCCCCTCACGCGCATCATTGAACACAACCGCGAATGATTGCCCCGCGCATGTCATGGTGACGGTGCCAAACGTCGTGTCTAGCTCGTCATTGCCACCCAAAAGAAAATCGTCCAAAGCCCCCATGCAATACGGGCGGGGTCAAAAACAAAACCGCCGCCCGGTTTTCCAGACGGCGGCTTTGCCAATGAATACGACGCAAGAAAGTTAGACGATGATTCCCAGTTCCGCAAGTTTTTCCTTGGCCTCCTTCACCTCGGCCTTCCGCCCGTCGCCAGCGGCAAGGGCTTTCAGGGCTTCAATGTCGGGCTGATCCGCTTCGCCCGATTGCTCGGGTTCGTCGGTTGGCTCTTTCGGCTCCGGGGTTGGCGCGGCTGGGGATTCCCGGCCCTCTTTGAAGGTTTTGCGCTTTGACCTGCCAACGGCAGATTCAAAGACCTCCAAAACGTCAAACCCATCGCCGTCAGACAGTTTGAACTTGCTGCGGATGGTTCGCGGGTCGCCCTCTTCGATGAGTTGGCGCTTTCCGTTTTTGATTCCGATGTAAAGTGCGACTTGGGCCATGATGGTTCTGGTTGGGGCGGCGGATATTTCACCGCCGCCCGGTTAGAGTTAGGCGGAAACGAGACGCTTGAGTCCAGCGGCGATACCAACGGTTTTCCCGTAGATGGATTCCATGACCATCCGGCGGGTTCCGCTGTTTTCGTCATACCAATCGCGCAAGCCAAGGGTGATTCCACCTTCGCCGACGATAGGCTCGGCGCGGGTGTATTTGTGGCCGGATTGAGGGGCATTGTAGCGGAAGGCGGCGAGGATCGCGGCGGGGTCGCAAGCGAATCCGACAAGGTTTTCCGAGTTGCCGGGGATGATGTTCGACTTGATGACCCGGAAGCCATGAAGCATTGGGACATCGCCCGACATGATGGCGTTGTATCCGTAACCGGAAGTGTCCTTGATTGCACCAGACTTGCGAAGTGCGGCGATGTAGCCGTTAGACAGCATCAAGACGCGGTTTTCTTCGGGGATGTCGGCGTCGTCGCAGACTTTGGCGATGTCGGCGACATCATCCTCGTCGAACGTGGAAGCGGCTCCGGTGAAGGCGGCGGCTCCGTAGTTGGAATTCGTGACAAGCCCCAGAATGTCCTGCATGATGGACTTGGCGAGGGCATTGCCCTTGCGGAATCCGAAAAGCTCAATGGAGATGCCGGAAGCGCGGGCAACCTCAACATCGTCGAGGCTCCACGAAACGTATTTCGGGGTTCCAAGTTCGATGTCAACCTTGTCGGCATCGCAGTCTTGGATGGTGTAAGCACCACCGATTGATTTCGTTTGCACCGCGTCGATTGCGGTAGCATCACGAATCACTTTGATGGTATCACCGGGACGGGCTGCGTCTGCGGAAAAGGACGTGCTGAGCGCGGCAAGTGGAGCGATAACCGAGGTATAACCCCGGATGAAGTTGCGGGCAATGATTTCGTCATTTACCCCGTTGGATGCAAAGTCGGCGTTGGCCATGGTGGTAGTTAGTTAGGAGTGGAGTTTGTGGTGATTGATTATTTTCCGGCGCGGATCGCCTCCTCATTCTCATTCCAGAATTTGGAAGCGGCGACTGGATCGGCAGATTGAATTTCGCGGTATTGCTCGAAAAGAGTTTTGCCGCTGGCGTCGGTTTTGGTTTCCGTGGTAGCCACAGGCGCGGGATGCCCGGTTGCCGCAAGCTGGCGGGATGCTTCGATGCTGATTTTCTCAGCGGTCAAAGTGGCCCTTTCGGTTAGGTCGGCAATGGCCAAATCCTTTTCGGCAAGTTTGGCGCTGAACTCGTCAACCTTGGCAGTTAGATCAACGATCTTCAAATCTTTCGCGGCGATTTCGCCAGCGAGGTTTTGAAGCTCGTCGATCTTCGCTTGCGCGGTGGTGAGGGATTCGCGGAGGGTCGCGTTTTCTGCAACCTCGGCCTCTAGCTTTTCAGCTTCGACGTTGCCCGGAAAGAGTTTGGCTAGAATGCTCATCGCTTTTGCGGGCGTGTCAAATTTCACAATCGAATCTGCAAAACCGCGCTCAACCGCTTCTTTCGCGCCCATCCATGTTTCCGCTTTCATAAGCTCCCGCATTTCCTCGGGCTTGGCCTTGGTTCGCTTGGCATAAATGGCGGCGATTTCCTCGCTGATTTCTTCCAGATTCTTTGCAGCGCGGGCGTGATCGGCGGCGTTTCCAGCGATGACTTGCGCGGCTTCATGGATCATAATCCGCCCGCCTTCGACGATCTTGATCTCATCCGCCGCCATGAGAATGACGCTGCCCATGGATGCTGCTAGGGTGTTGACGGTGGCGATAACTTTGACGCCACGGGAACGCATGCCCATCAAAGCGTTGTAGATTCGGTAGCCATCAAGAACGCTGCCACCCGGCGAGTTGATCTCAATTTCCAGCGTCTCAAGCGCGTCATCCGCGGAAGCCGTAAAGCCTCCAACGGTCATGTTTTCCGCGACGGCTTTGTTTCCATAGCTGCGCTCAATGTCGCCAATCAAATCATCGGCAGACCATGGGGTGACGGCATCGTTCAGGCGCACCTTTGCGGCGCGGTTTTCAATCGTTAGAAGTTTCATCGTTTGAAGTGGTTTCGGTGGTTTGCTGCTCGTTAGGCGTGAACATGACGAGTTCACGCGGGTTGATTTCGACGCCGTATTTGTCTTTCATTTTTTGAATCAGGATCATGCGTTGCGCGGCTTCCTCCGCCTTGGCACGCATGACGTCTTTGTATTCGCGGCCCATTGCGGCGGTGATGTCGCTGCCGCTCTTGAATCCCATTTTGTAGGATTCGACTAGCTCCTTCATCACCCGCCCGTCGTCAATGGTGAGTTTCGCGGGTTTGGAGAATCCCCAACGCCACCAATCGGAAGACGCGGGAAGTTCTTGGCGCTTTTGCTGAACGGCAACGGCGTAAGAGATAAGACGCTTGGCAGCGTATTCCAGAATGTCCTGCCTGTCCTCAACGGCGCGTTGAGCTTTGCCAAGGTCCGACCTTTCGGCGGTTCCTTGTCCGGTCGCCTTCCATGACATCGAGTAAGGCCAGTTAATCCCGGCCAGCGCGGAACGAATAATCCGATCTTGGAAGTTCTCCCAGACTTCGCCGGGGCGGTCGCTCTTGAGTGTTTCGATTTTACCGCCGCTGTTAGCTCGAAAATACCGAATGCTTCCACCGTCGAGCTTTTCGATGGTCATACCCTTTCCGGTTGCTACGTCACCGATCAAATCGTTAGACGGATCATCCAGATCAGGCCCGCCGTTTTCGTTGTATTCGATGATGCCGATACTCGAAAGCATCATTTGCGCCATGCGCTCCCATTCATGGGATTGCGCCATGTCGCGGAGGTCGTTGAGGGCATGGGTGAAAGCTGGCAACCCGCGCCCCTGCTCCTGCCATTGTGGGTCATACAAATGGATCATGTTCGCCGCTTGAATCCACTCTTTGCCCTTTCCGTCGTCATCGACTAAGCGATACCACAGCGGCGCTCCTTGTGGGTTGTAGACGATGCCATCACGCAACACGCCGCCCTTGGTTTTCCCTTCCGTCTCATCCGATCCGGTAGCGATTTGATGCGCTGGAATGTGTTGATAACGAGGGTATCCGTCGTCTGTTTTTGTTAGAAGGATGAACGCCTCTCCGTCTCGGTCAATAGCGACGGATGCGAGGAAAAGCGAAGTAACAAAATCATTCATCCCGCCCCGAACGTCACCTATTCCATACCACTGATTTACAAGCCAATCCTTGGCTTGCGCGCCAAACTCGGTATCCGATCCAAGGAAATCCGGCTGCCACGCCCTGCCAACGGAATACATGGCCTTCTGATCAATCGCGCCCCGTGCGACTCCGATGTTGATATACATCCGGCGACTTGCCGAAAGCAGCGTTTTGCGGTCATAACTCGGGATGAGCTTGTCGATGTTCCGCAGTTGGACGGGTTCCCACGGGCGGCTTCCATTATACCGCTCGGCAGACCTCGCCGCCTTATATTGGTAGGGTGAACCGAACTCGTTTAGAATCGCCATCAACCTTGGCGGGTGTCAAAAGTAAGCGCGTGATCGGGTGCCGGGCAAGAACCCGGCGGCGAGGGCGGTTTTCGCGTAATCCAGCACCTCAATCCGTTCCATTGGGTTCTGAACGATCATCTTTTGCATTTGCACGCCGTTCTTGCTGCCGCTCATAATGGCGTCGAGTTTCCCGTTGGCGCTGAATCCATCTTCAACCGCCGCATCAAACCATGTGGTGATTTGCGCTATCCGCTCGGCATTGCCAAACGCCCACTTGAAGAGCATTCGCGCCTGATCCCGTTTATTTGCCGCCATGCTTTGTGGCGGGTGTCAAAGGTCATTTCACCTCATCCATGCTTACCAACACCTTGCAAATGCACGCGGCAACTACCTGCATGTCCTCGCAGTCCCAAAGGTGGTTTGGTCTTCCAGTCTTGACCGGAACCCATCGCCAAACGCCGGGGGAGATTTCCCTTTTCTGTTCGGATTGCATGTGGGCGTGGTAGTTCTTGCTTGCGTCGGTTGGCACGCCAAACGTTCCGCTTGCCATGAGCGCGGATAGCTTGTCCTTGGCTAGTAGGTTGGAGAATCGGATAAACTTATATGCCAAGCCTGCCGACGTTTGCGCGTTGGTGTAGTCGGAAAACAGGCGGCGGAATTTCTTTTCACCAACCACTTTCATATAACCATCACGCGCATCCTCACCCCTTAGCATATTCCATCTATTGGTATCTCCCGGTTTTGCTGCCGCGAAGCATTGCTTGGCAACTTCCTCCGGCTTATAACCGCAGTCGATGAAAACAAAGCGGTTTTCGATCCCATATCGTTCTTGCAGATAGCGGATGTTTTCCCACGTTTCCAGCCTGCCTTCCCACAATAGACGGGAATCACCACCGACTTTCCATGCGCGAATCGCAACCCAGAAGTGGCCTTGCTGAACATCCGCTGTCAGGAATCGGAAATCCTCCATTTCCCACTTCGCTCCCTCGTGGTATTCCTTTTTCTGATAGGGGTCGCCGGAAAGCGTTAGCGTCGGCGTGTCGGTTGGCTTCTTCCAGAATTGTGCGAAACGCTGGCAGATGATGTTTTCCAGCTTCTCCAGTTGCCCGCTTTTTTTGTCTTCGTTGGCGATGAGCCATTCCTTTACCATATCGCACCACGAATAGCGCCAGACGGTCATAAACGACGCCCGCAAGGTCATGCGTCCGGGGATGAACTTCCCACCATCCCACACGGGTTTGCACTTCGCCCATTGGCGGCGGTTGTATTCGGTATCTTGGAATTGCTCGCCGCAATGAGGGCATTTAAGTCGGACGGTTTCGTAAATCGCCACCCAATCAAGTTCTTCGTTGGCGTCTATGATCTTCTCAAACTGGAAGTTGTTCCAATCGAAAACGCTGCCCATTTTGCACTTTGGGCATTCGTGCTCTAGGTCGTGCCACTTTCCGGCTTTCGCGTGATTATGCCATTGCCCATCCTCATCGCCGCCTTGGGAGAGCATCAGGTTCTTGCGGTTCCACCGCCCGTGATGGCGCTTCAACAGGTAGTCGATCATCCC